AATTTATTTGGATTATCTGTTAGTACAGTAACTCCATTTTTAATTAAATATGTTTTATTACTCATATTATGGTGTTCCTTGTGTAAATTTATAGAAGCACCTTATAGTCATAATCACACCACCATAAGGAAATATACTTCCCTCGTCTGTTTCAACAGAAACTAATTGGGTATCCAATGCGTTGCTGTTTCTAGTTCTGTCACTATCAAGTGCTGTCTCAACTGTGGTTACTAATTGATTTCGCTTAGTGTCTATATTACTTGTCGTTGTACTTGCTGTAGTAACAAAACCAAATATTCTAAAATCAATTGTCCCTGTGCGAGTAATATTACTATTCTTAATACTAACATCTTCTCTAGTTTCATCGGCAGTCTGTACAAAGACCGCAGGGAATTGTTGTTGGGACAACTCATCTAGTTCAATAGGCTCTCTTGTTACCTTGCCAAAAGTTATTGGACTGCTAACCGCAGATAAGGTTGTAACAATGTGAGCCGCAATATCTTCTCTCTCACTCATATTCTAAGTTCTCGTTCAAATGTTTTTCTAAATTCTTCTCCTGCACGATCTTCTTCTTGTCTGTTTACACTAAAGAATGGTCTAGTTTGATCGTTAAAAAATGCTTTTATATTCTGTGTTCTATTAGGAAAGAATACTTGTCCTTTAGTTGATGATAGTTTTTTAAAACTCATATTGCCTAACATCTGACCACTAAAGAATAAATTAGGTGTCAATGTAGCACCTCGTTTAGCTCTTTTTCTTTCATATGCTTTAGAATATCTTTTAAATCCACCACCACTAACACTCTTACCTTGCCTAGTTCTATCTTTAATTGCGTTCTGTATAAAGGTAGATGCTCTCGCTATACCTTTAGCACTAGCGCTTGGTACTTTTCTTTTAATCTTGTCTAATGCACCTTTAACCGCAGTAACATTAACTTCTAAATTTACTGTAACCACTATCTCACCAATCTTAATGAATGTACTGCAACTTTTTCAGCGTCAGTAATTGTGCTATCATCATTAGCGTCATACTCAACACCATCTCTTAGTATATCTGCAAATTCATCTTCGTATCTCTCTCGGTAGAAACTTCCCATAATCTGAAAACGATCTTCGTCACCATCAGAATTAAACTTAGTTAGCGCAGGGCAAATATAATACCCTAATGTTCTGTAAACTGTTGCTCTTGTCCATTGTGAATCAGTTAGTAAAGTTAGGTCAATCTCTATGCCACCTGCATAGCTTCTGTTTCTAGATTGATTACTGTGATAAACTGACCACCATTTATTTCTAATATCTCTTTGTACATCTGCTATTGCTTGAGTAACATATGTATCTTGCTCACCTGTAGATAAACCCATATCTCCTATGTCAGGCTGATAAACTATTAAATCTGATCTTGTTGCAAATGCCATAATAAAATTCCTGTTAAAAAGTTAGAGGGGAGAGGAAAGGAACTCTCCCCCCTATATTGATCAATCCAATAAGGATTAAAGTATGCTAGAGTCAGCTAATACTTCACAACCATATGAATCGTGTAGTTCACCAACGCCATATACAGCAGTGGCAACAATTTCAGTTCCTCTAATTGAAGCATCTCTTTGAGTTTCAATTTTAAGGTCTTGAAGCATTGCAATACCGATAGCGTCTTTGTGGAATAATCCACCTTTAAAGTCACCACCAGTTCCAGTGTTAGCCATATTAGAAGTTTCATAAACACTTACTCCTGCAAGTTGTCCTACATAACCTGATCTTAATGCTTCGTTAGCAAGATCAGTTGGGTTAGGGTTTGCAAATGTATTTGTCATATTAGCTTTTAAGTCATAAGCTATTGCTGGGTGTAGTACCAAAGACATATCGTTGCTTGGTACTGCCGCTTGTTTTAGTTTTGAAACAGCTTCAAAAACTTTTGCTACAGTTAATGCCGCATCAGCCGCACCAACAGCAGTTGAAAAGCCGTCAAATAAAGCAGTTAGATCAGTGTCAATTTTTTTAGCGATAGCTTCACCAAATAATTTTCCTAGATCTCTTACAACATCTGATTCAGAAGCATTGATTGCCATATCTGTAACAGTTGTCATAATTCCAACTTCAGACACAGTTAAGTCTGCTTTAGAAGTTGATACCGCAGTGTTACTTAGGTCAGTTGCTTCTGCAACAGCCGCCGCACTTACAGTTGGGTAAATTGGCACTTGTAGTACCTTGCCTGAATTTTTAGGCATAGTGTAGTTTCTTACTAGACCTCGCATAATTGAAGTTTCAGATGCTACAAATAGAGCCTCTGCAACCATAGGCGAGATCAAATCGTCTAATGTCGACAATGTTGATTCGTTAGCCATAATATTTCTCCTTTATGGTTTATTAGTTGTTAATAATTTTTTAGTAATTTTTCCTTCCGATATTCAGCATATCTTGCTTTATCTTCAGGGTTATTCATATTTAGTTCCGCCAAGTTCAAAGGTTTGGGCGTATCACCACCAACACTCGATTTAGACCCTGCACCGCTAGGCGTTGCAACTCTAAAGTGAGGATTGTTGTCTAGGAACTGTTCCATATATTCATTAATTGTTAATGGCTCACCTTTATCGTTATACATTGGTGTATTATTATCACCAACAATCTCAGGTTTTCCATCATCGCCTAATCGAACATTTCCTTTAAGTAAGTTTACAATTTGCTTTGGTTTTATAGCTTGTTTTTCACTAGCCGCTTGAATCAAAGCATCATCTATCCTTACCTTTTCTAACTCGGCTTTGTATTGAGATATTTCCTGTTCTTTTTTAGAGACAGTCTCTTTTAATACTTTATCAAATTCACCTCGTTGTTTTTGCATATCTAACTCTTTTGCTTCTTTTTCTTGTAAGAGTTGTCGTGCTTCATCAGGGTCAATGCCATTAAATCTTTTTTCTATTTTAGCTCTTTCCCTTGCAAGTCTCTTTTCAATAATCTTATCCAATTCGCTTTGTGCGATCATTGGCTCTTGATTTTCAACTTCCTGTTTTGTTTCTAGAGATTCAGTATTCTCGATCTCCGTTTTTTGCTCGTCAGCCATAGTAGTATTCTCCTATATTATAAGATTGCCATTATTATCGTACCAACTCGGATCAGTTGGTTGTAGATGGTGGCGGCAATTATGACCACCTCTACTTGTAAATGGATCGGTGGTTGATTTACCTTTCCATATTTCAGAACTCCACTTATCTCTAAGTTCATCTTCTGAAAATATTTTACCTCTATTGGCAATACAAAATGGTCTACTATCACCAATTATATCTCCATAATATAGGTAGTTTGTTAGTCCAGCTTCCGTAGCTTTCGCTTTGGTAAACTGACCATCAAATTCCATTAAACTATCGTGTGCTAATTGCTTTGCGTATCTTCTCATATTATTTCCAACACGATCAGCACCATAAAAAGTATGCAGTCGTTGTATCGCTTTAGCTTTTTCAACTTCATCTGTAGTAGAAGCGACAAACTCTACTAATTCATTAATCTCATCGACATCAGCTTTGATATATACGCCATTTATTCTTTGCTGTAATGTCTTAACAGTATCATTAATTGATTTGCCTGTTATTGTCGAGGAATAAACTTCATCAGCTAATGCGTTTACAGTCTCAGCACCAATATTTAAAAACCCAGTAAATTTCACTCGTTTTAAGTTAGTTATAGTCTCAATATCTAATTCAGTTAAAGTTTTAAACTTTGCAGGTATCGGTAACACTTTCATATTTTCTACTACCTGTTTAGCAACTCTATCGTATTCTCTGACAGTACCATCAGCCCATAATGTATAATGTTTATCTATTGCCGCTTTTAATTGTGGTCTAATCTCTACTGCTAACCTTGCTTCAAATAACTTACCTTGCCTTGTTGGTAAATCATTAGCTATTTTTACAACTTCTCTTTCTAAATTCTCAAGTGCGTTGTTTAGTCTTTGTGTATGTAATACCTCAATATCATCTACAAGATCTTCTCGTAACTGTGCTAATTCTTCTATTTTATCCATTAATCTCTATGTTTAGATAAGTTCATAATTATACCTGCGTTTTCTTCTAATCGTTCCCAAAACTCATCAAGAGCATTGTGTTCGCAGTTTAAACACTCACACACAGAACATTTACGATTACAATGACAGTTATGTTCGCAATGTTTACACTGCATATTCCCCCCTATTGTAATAATGGATTATTAGTCGATACCTTTAATTCCTCTAATTTACTATCAAGATATTCTAGTGCTTTGCTGTTAATCTTAATATCTGCTTTTACTCTTTCAATTTCTTTTGTTATGTCAGTTAAATCTACTTCTTGATTTACTACAAATTCTTTATTCTCTATTGCAGATAGTCTGGTTTGGAACTCACCCCAAGCCATAAATCCTCCGCCAATGACCCCAATAACGCCCACGAGTGCGGCGTATCCGCTTAATTTAGATATTATTTCGTTCATTAATTAACTCCCTCAGTTCATTAAATTTCTTATTAGTTTCAA